CTGCGCACAAATATTTATCAGCGTTAACAGTGCTTAAATGCTTTTTAAATAAAGATCTACCGCTTGATGTTTATGGTGACATTGTTGTGACCAAAAACGGAATAAAGTTAAAGCTTGGCAGACTTGGCGAAGACGGTGTTAATGATATTTGCACGCTGGCGGCGCACTGTTTAAAACACGCCTGCTTAGGCAATGACGTTGTTGACGAGTTCAACGAATCAAGCGAGCCAATGACTGAGTTTAAAGCTAGCGAGTTTATTACGCTGGCTGCTACACATTTTAAAATGAATTACGAAGAAGCTGGCAATTTGAGCATGACTCAATTTTGCGAGCGAATGAAAGCTGAGTATCCCGAGCAACACAAAGAGCTGGAAGAAAAGCGCAAGAAAGCAAAACAAGAAGCCGAGCTTTTACGCTGGTGTAACGACATGGGGCTTTAGATGAGCTTTAACGACAAGATTACTTATGAAGTAGAACTGACAACAGCGAATATGCTGAAAGGCGCTGATGTTACAAATAACACTGTCAATACGATGGTTAATAACTTTGGGCGCGCTGATGTTGCAACTAAAAACCTAAGTAAGTCGCAAGCTCAACTGCAAACACAAGCCACACAAACAGCCAAAGCAGTAAACGGCCAGCTCAACCAAGCGCTAACAAATACCAGTTATCAAATACAAGATATTGCTGTGCAATTGGCAGGTGGTCAAAATCCATTCTTGGTAATGGCGCAACAGATACCTCAATTACTTGTCGGCTTTGGTGCATTGGCTGCGGGCATTGGTGCTGCAGTTGCGGTGCTTGGCGGTTTGTATTTGGCGTTTGGTGATAGCGCATCAAATGCAGAAAAGCTAGAAAAAGCAATTGAGCAAGTAAAAGCTGTAATGACTGTCGGCGCTGATGGTGTTGCAAATTACAGTGATGAGTTGAAAGAGTTAAATCGAATTAGTGAAAATCTAACAAAGATTAAACTTGCAATTGCGTTAACTGACAACCAAAAAGCATTAAGCGGCATAAAATCAGAGTTCGCAGATTTAAGATCTTCTCTTTTCAACTTTCAAGAGGATTCCGACGAAGCTGCAAAAAGATTAACAGGCTTAACTGGTAAGGCTCCCGAAGTTCTTGGTTTAGCTTCTTCTTTGCAGTCTCTTACTAAAGTTGCAGATAATGACACTAAACTTTCATTGCTCGACAAGATCGAGGAAAGGCTTTTATCACTAAGAAACGCTGATGGCGCTTTTCCTACCAGTGACTTAAAAAGCTTTGCTGAGGAGTTTTTTACATTATCAAACAACATGAGGCAGGCAATAGAGCAGCAAAATCTATTGAAGCAATCTCAGGATGGATTATCTGGCAGCTCAGAAAATACAGGTGAAGCGTTTGAGCAAATGCGCGTGGCATTAAAAACTCAGCGAATAGAGATGAAGCGGGGCGAAGCTGCGGCGTTTAAATATGCGCTACTTATGAGTGGTGATTACACCGCAGCACAAATAGAAGCCCTTGTTGCATCGAATAATACTAATATAGCAATAAGACAACAAAAAGAAGAAGCGGAAAAATCAGCAAAAGCAATTAAAGAATTAAACGATGACTTAGACGCTTTTTTTGCTAAAGAATCTGCTGACAGCACGCGACAGGATCAACAGCGAACGGCAACGCTAACTAGACAGGTTCAAACTGTAGGCTTAACTCCATTGCAGGATATTGAGCTTAGATTTAAGCAAGAGCAAGACTTATTAAAAGAGCATAAGCGAGTAATAAATGATGTTGAGATTGATTATGCAGCTAGGTCAATTCAGTTAGAAAAAGAAAAAACCGACGCAATAAACCGCTATAACCAACAGCAAGCGCAAAACAATATGCTGCTGTCTCAGTCAACGCAAACAACGCTAGGCGCACTTGGTCAGGCTTTCGGTAACTTTGCATCAATAGCTGAAAAGGGCGGTGCAGAATCGTTTGAGAGATACAAAAAACTAGCGATAGGACAAGCTTTAATTAGTACGTTTTTAGCGGCTAACAATGCTCTAGCAACTCCAGCGCCCGCACCAATACCGCAAATTTTAGCGGGCTCAATTGCTGCTTTAGGTATGGCTAATGTTGCTCAGATTAAAAACCAAGAGTATAGCGGTAATAGAGAATTTGGCGGGCCCGTATCTGCTGGCTCAATGTACCGAGTGGGCGAAAAAGGCAATCCAGAGTTTTTCAAAAATAAGTCTGGTCAATTATCAATGATACCTGGCGAGAATGGAGAGGTTATACCAGCTAATAAATTGATGGGCGGTAGTGTTAGTTGGTCTGTAAACGTCGAGAATTACGGCCCAGATAAAGCATATGCTACAATTGACGACATTAACAGAACTGTAAACGTGAGAATTGGTAGAGAGGTGGCAGGAATGCGAGACGGTACAAGTCAATTTGGTAAAGCCATGAAAGCAAGCGGTAACTACAAAAACAGAGCGAGCTCATAATGCCAGTACCTACTAATTACCCTAATGCAGACTTACCGGCGCCTAAAGTTGGTAAGCAAAGAGATGCTTTACCTAATAATGATGTGCGCACAAAGTTTGATGGTAAATCATTGCAACGTAAAGTGCGCGACTTTTCGACTACTTATATCGACGTAACTTTTGAAGTGCCGATTAATAAAGTTATGCTGTTTAAGCTGTGGTTATCAAAGGTTGATCAAGGGCAAAGCTTTGAGATTGATCTTAAATCTGAGGGCGGCACAATCACGCAGACTTGCACGTGGCATTTACCACCGATTACACCGAGAGAAAATAACTCATTTTACACGTACGCGGGCACTTTATACTGTGAGCAATTTAATGATGGTGTAACAAACCTATCTGAATCAGAGCAAGACTTTATCTACGATGTTACGGCGGCAAACGGCATACCAAGCATTGCAGTTGCTGTAAATGAAAACTGGCCTAATTAATTATGAGTGAAAGTAACGAGTTTAAAGAGTTTTTCCAAGGTCAACCACGTGACAAAGCGCGATGGACTTGTGTCGAAATTAAAAGCCCTTCAATCGGCGCATTTAGATTAATTAAAGATTACATAGGCGATAAGGATTTAAACGACCTAGACGGCATATTGCGCACGTTCAAGGGTGCTAACGTATCAGTGCCAGAAAAAGCCATATTAGCAAGTGACGACACGGAAAAAGGATCAATTGCATTTGAGCGTATTGGTTATGATGCACTTACAGAAGTTAGAAAGCTCGATAATGCAAGCTCGCCCGAGGACGTGACTATTAATGTACTCACTTATTTTGAGGGAAGTTTAGATCCTGATACTTATTACCAAGTGTACGCAAAAGAATTTACATTTACGAAGCGCGGTTTTGAAATTGCCTTAACAACTGAAAACCTAAACAAGCAAACAAAAGCTAACCAGATTATCACCGCTGACGAATTTGAAGGTTTAAGAAACATATGATGACGCAAAACGAGTTTATAGAAAAGGTCATGTCTGTGCCATGGGTGAATCGTGGTGATACTTTCGACGGCGTTGACTGTTACGGCATTTATAAGCTGTACGCTGAACACGTACTAGGTAAGCAAATGCCAGAATTAACAGGCTACAAAGAAAACGCGCCATTTAACTCATTGCACAGTCAAAACATAGAAAAGCACTGGCGACAAGTTGGAAAGTGGCAGGACGGTGCAATGGTTACTTTTTATAACCTACAAAATAAACCTGTGCATATCGGTATTTGCGTCGGCGAGCTTCAAGTTCTACACGCGCGCGGTAATGCAGATCAAGCTGGTAAGGTTGAAGTGCATAAGTTGCACGCGCTTGATAAAATCTATCACAAGAAAACTTTTCACGGTCTTATCTAATGCCAAAACTGATAAAGCAAGATAATCTAAAGATACAAAAACCTAAAGTTATAATTATTGATAGCGATACGCGGATAATTGACGCGTTAAAAGATAACTTTGAATATCTGCCGCACGAGTCAACGCGTATACTTTTAAATGACGAGCTAGTTTTACATACTGACGTTGCAAAGCTTAAAAGCAAGTTGGTAGACGACGATATTTTGACGGTTTATCACGAGGTAAAAGGTTTTGTTGCAACTGCTGTCGAAGGTTTTGTTGGTATAGCTCAAGATGTCGTCGGCTTTGCTGTCGAATCCATTATTGATATACCGGACTTTGACACAGAAACACAGGGCAGTCCTAACAACAAATATCAATCACAAACCAACGTTGCAAGACTGTTTGCGCAAAAACCAGTTGTATGCGGCTCTCCTGTTAACTATCCGTACTTGGCAAACGAACCGTTAGAGACTTATGTTGATAATGAAAAAGTAAGCGAAAACACTTTTATTGTCGGTTTTGGATCGGTTACTGGTGGCGTTGTTCGCGCGGGTGAAACGTCAATTAATAGCGGTGCATTCAATGCAACGGTTAACAGGTATTTGCCAGTTGCGGGTGTTGCGACAATACCTAATTATAGGGTCGGTCAAAAAGTAGACTCTGTATCTGGTCAAACAATACGAGGCACAAATGAAGGTGCAGTTGGCACAACTTACAATTTGAGTCAAGGCGCAACAGCAAGCACTTATGCAGGCCAAAGATTTACAGCATACGTAACTCAAGATACAAATAGTGATCAACTAAAAACAGATTTTGACGCTGGAATACCAGAGATAACACTTGACTATGTTGCAAGGATAACTAGCGGTGAAGGAGTGCCAGAACTTACTAATGTTAGCGGTACAGGCACAATAACATCAATGACTCTAAGCACAGGCGAGTATACGATTGTTATTGATAATTTTAACGGGCCATACAGTACCGATAACACCTATACTGTAAGCACCATTAGCACTATTGTAAGCTCAGGCATCGGCCCATTTAGCACACCAACACAGTGCGAAAAGCTGTTTTTTAATATCGTATTTGAGAAAGGCTTAAAAAATACGGTCGACATTGAGGTCAAAGTTTATGAGCTAGACGCGCAAGACGGTACGCGCACAGGCGTAGAAGAAACGTTTAATGTTAGCTATACAGAAGATAGCCCGAACGATGCGGTGCGCAGGACTTTTGAGTGCGCAATTGCAAATGGTCGTGATTGGTATGAATTCGAATGTTACCGTACAAACGCAGAAAGCCAAGACACTCAAAACCCCGACGTACCAACACTAGAAAGCGTATTTTGCGTTAAAGAACTAGGTAATACCAACTTCCAAAACTTAACAATGATGCAAGTTACAATGCGCTCAGGTAAAAGTGCTGGTAGTGGTCGCGGCGTTGATAATAAAATCAACATTAAAGGCGCGCAAACTGAAAAGCCAAGCTACGATGTTAATGCGCAAACAATCACAGCAAATGCACCGTCTAGAAAATGTGCTGATGCAGTTTTATTTATATGGCGTGATTTCTTAGAGCGCGATCCTACTTTGTTAGACTTGGACGAGCTTTACGCAATCCAAAACAGATTAGACGCAATCAATCCAGAGATTGCACAGTTTGACTATACGTTTGATGATATTGAAATGAGCGCAATAGAGCGTATTAATTTAATTCTAAATGTCATGCGCGTGCAAACTTATTATGATGGTCGCAAGTATCGTTTCTGGCGCGATGAAGCTGTGACAAATGAAAACCTTTGCACTTTAGTTAGTAAAGCTGATTTTGCTGGCGACGATGAGCGCACGTACACGCTAAAACGTTCTAACTATGTAAATGGTCAGTTTGACGGCGTGCAAGTTGAGTATATTGATCGCAGCATAAATAAAAAGGCTTACATTTATAAATCATTTAGCGGATTTGGCAGCATTGACGACACACCAAGCTCTAACCCTAAAAAGATTGCATTGACTGGCTGTCAGTCTCAGGTTAACGCAAATAATCGAGCTGAGCTTGAAGTTAGAAAGCTTTTATTTGGTCGTTGGTCGTTAACTGACACTTTCACAGACGCGCAATCAGCACTTAGCCGCGGAGACGTTATACGCTATCAAGAAGTTTACGAGGGCGGCGACTGTTTTGGCGGCGAGATTGAATCTGTAAACGGTAGTACAGCAACGGTGCTGGATGATTTAACTTTAGATCCACTTAAAACATACAACCTTTATTATACAAATTTATTCGGTGACACTGTCGGCCCGCAAACCGTAACAGCATTCACTTTGCATACTTTTACTGTGGCAAACTTGAGTCAAGTTTATTTAGCTGGTGTTGATGGGCGACAAATGGGATCGCGTTATTTTATAACTGAGGTTAACGACTCGGTGCAAAGGCTTTGGCGTGTAACTGACATTGCTGCGGATAATTACAACGTGCAAGTGAGCGCAATCGGTTATGACTCAAGAGTCTATGATGCTGATATAATGTTGTAGAATTTAAACTTAATGAGAGTTAATTATGACTAACTTTACAGAATTAGAAAGAGACAGTGAAGATCTAGCTAAATTAGTAAACGAAGACACCGCTGTCACAACTAGGTACGGAGCAAATCCAAAAAAATCCGCACCAAGAGCGATAAGGGAAATAAGAGAGTTTGGAGAGAAAGAAATTGATTCTTTAGCTAGCAACTTCAGTCTCACTCCTGCTTTTGACTTTGCCGATGGTTTTACTATTGAAACAAGAAACCAAGCAGGCAAAGACTCAAGCGGAAACTACTGGATTTACAATGGAGCGCTACCTTTTACCGTTACACCTAGCACAGTACCGACAGAGCCAAACTACAAGCAGGTGCTACTTAGCGAGCAAACATCTGAAAACGTAAAGGTGGCAAGTGGAGACACTCTTAAAAGCTACCTAGAAAACAGGCCTGTAAACGCTCTACTCGCACCTAGTGAGAATATTAGCGCACTACAAAACAAGGTAATGTTACAGAAATTAAGAAGCGATTATCCTGAGTTTTGCGTATACACACCAATGACGGCGGACGGTCAATATTGGCATAGATGGCTTTTTACAAATAGGTTTAACCTTGGTAATACTGGGGCCACTAGAATGATTAACTGTTCACTGGCTGCATTAAACCCATCCACTGAGCAAGGCAACGCGACAGCAAATAACACGACAGAAAGCACAGCGTCACCAACAACGGCAACTAGGACTAGTTCGTCAGGTGCGCAAACTGGTACGTGGGTTGGTCCCGCAACAGTTTTAACAACGACAGACGTTTTATATAGTAGTACCATTGGTGACGTGCTAACTTATACAATAAGCGGCGCCGAAAGACTTGTTTTGCGTGGTTTGATGGCTGGTAATGGTGGCATTGGCAAGGTTCAAGTTTTTGACGGAGGGACAGAAATACCAGAGTCGAACTATTTAACCCCTTCCGATAGATTAATTAGCTTCCTATCTACTGGTGTGGGCAACACAACTATGCACTACCCAATCGCTGAGGGCCTCGACTCATCAAGGACGTACACAGTGGAGATTAGAGTTCATACAACAAATCCCGCTGGTGGTCGAGTTTATCAGGCTGGCTTGCTTGGTTACAATGATATTGCTTATAACGCTGTTGGGTATCATGGCTTATTTGCTGACGCTCCCGCCGCTGGTGAAAGTTCAAATGTAGCATTAACAAGTGGTACAGCTGTAATTTACAGGGTGGAAAACACGACAAAAATGGCTTGGAAGTTTGTCTCTGGCTCTGTTAACGGCAACTACGTTTATGAAGTTTATGACAGTCTAGGCGCTACTGTTGATAGTGGTGAGATTAACGGTTTTACAGCATCGCTTACTAGTAACCAAACCCTTTTATCAAGCGACCTGCCATCTGGGACTTATTACTTTAAAATCATGGTAGGCAAAACAAAAGATACCTCATCATCAAGCTATAGAATGTATGACGTTGGCGCGGTGGCTTATGATCAAACATCGTCGGGCGTACTTGGTGTCGATGATTTTGACAACTTTGATATGCCGGACATTATATCAGACCCGAACAGCGGCACTAACTATATGTTAATTGGATCTGGAAACCTTGAGTTGGCAATAGGAGTAAGGAGAGCGCAGGACTCTTTAGAGCACGTTGAATTTGTTGGCGGTATACACGCATTTGAAAATGTAAATTCAATAAACTTTTACGTCGATGGAGCGCTGTACGATTTTAATTCTGCGGCAGATTTATCAACTGTCATCGGTGGAGAGGTAAAAGTATCAATTGATTCAACTTTACTGTTTCCTGAAAGTAGTCAACCGTTTATGAATGCAGTTTATAATCTTTCATTAAGTCAATCTGGTTATCAGGTTGAAACCGTAAAGACAACAACTGCTGAATGCGTTATACATAACGATTTTGATATAATGCTCAACTGCCCAAACACAGCTACAGGCAATCAAGGCTCTAACGTTGGCGGTGGATTTGAGCTAGTGGCTGCAAACTCTAATTATACTATTAATAATTATGACAATAGCGGAACGTTCATAAATCCAAAACAAACTTCTGTGGCGTTTTCAAATTCAGAGCACACGGCACTATGTTACTATAACAGGCCGCCAACTTACCCGACAGCTTTCGCTGGTGGTAATTACAATAAAGGTAATGATTACTGCTTAATGCAAGACCGAACGGATAGAACGCTAAAATGGTACACAAGATCTTTTAGTGGCGATGAGACTAACGGTGTTGAAGTTCCAAGTGGTTTATCTTGGTCTTCATCTAAAGTTTATAGAGTCTTGCGCGGCAACATTAAATCTCTAGTTGGCCACTAATCATCCTCATAAACATCTGACTTAATCAGATACGTGCGGCCTTGTTCATCGAGGTCGCGATTTTCACAGTGTTTTGCTGCTTGCCTGTATAGTCCGCTTATTTCTTCCCTCAATAACGGCGCTTTTGATTTTGTTGCCTTAACAAGCTTGAACTCTAATTCTTTTGCGTAACTTACCAACTGCTTTAAATAATCCATAAAAAATCCCGTTAAATGTTGTTTTATTAAATATATCACGTTATATTTATCAAGCAAGTTATATTTAATTAAGAGAGGGTTTTTATGAGTAAGTTAAAATTCAATAAAGAAGCAAAAAAGATGATTAACCTTGTTAATTCTGATTGTTATGTAAATTATAGGTTTGTGATACCAATTACACAGGTGTTCGATCAACTGCTTAATCGCTTGAATCCATGCGAGAAACTAGCATATATAAGAAGTGTTGATTTTGAGAATAGAGTTAGGATTGCAGGGTATTTTTATGGGTGAGCAATGCTTTATGTGCGGTAAGATTGCGGGGATTGATTTTCCATTTTACGACTTGCAAGAAGTTAAAGAAATGTGGCGATATACAGGCCATAAAGATATCTGCAATAACTGCTGTTGTAAAGCCAATAAAATAATAGGTTACTACGGTAAAAAGAAAGAGCAAGATAAACGAGATCTTGCTAACTTTATGCGAAAAGGTTACTTGCCTAATTTAGAGTTTAGACAGTTAATGAATGCAGGGTATTTTTAACCCCTACCCTGCCAAGCCTTTTTCTGCTCCTTCATTCTTTCTATTACCTTTTCGTTAATTGGTTCACCTGTATCCCTATCAACGAGTATAGGTGACTGACTACATAGGCAATTTATACTATTGCCACGCTCACTGTAAAACAATTCAACTTCTTGCTGAGTATAAATACTGCCATGCCTCGACACGTGATTAGGGCGACTTGTACCAGCCAAAGCACTAAACCACAATTGACGAAAAACAAAAGGCGAGTCGTCAAAAATAGTTTCGTTAACTTCTTTTGTCTTTGCCCGTTGTGCCGTACGAAAAGCATTTAATATTTCAGTGCGTGCAATTCTTTGGGCCCGACTAAATCCAACTCCTACGCGCTTTTTAATATCTGCCGTTATTTGCCTAATACCAAAGCCTGACTCCATGCCGCGGGTTAATGTGTCGGCAAGGTCTGATTTCATTGAATCTGTTAAGCCTTTCATATTGTTAAACGTGCGAGAATAAACGATACCAAGTGACTGCATAATCTGCGGTGATATTTCATCGCGTGACATGGCCAATAATTGGCGTGCAATATCCTCGCCTAACACTTCACTATCAGCTTGATTTTGATATGACTGTATTGACTCGTTAACAGCTTGATTAAATGATTGACTCAAGTACGATTTAAAAAACCATCTCGGCGGCATATCACCAAATGATTCTAGTAAATCACCGTAAAGCAAACGCTCTAAATAGCGATCTATTTGCTGTAATCTAGTGTCGTCGATTAGATACTCATAATACGCAACATTGACAGCGGTTGAGCTTTTTACTGTATCAATGCCAAAGCGTGAGTTATTAAAAAACACAAGTGGACGCCATTGGGTATTTACTTGCGTTTGCTTCTGGTATTGCTTTTGGTCTGCAACAAGTTTAACCACCTCCTTTTCGATGTGTTTAAACCGCTGCTTTAAATCAGACATTGCGCGCTTTAGGTTGCCGCGTTGATTTGCTGGATCTGCGGCATCCTTTGGAATGACGGGGCTAAACTTCATCGTCTAGGCTTAAATCTGTTTTAGGTTGAAATTCACTTTCTGGCCTTTTTGTTGTTGAGCCTGCTACTTGCCTAATTTCTTCAACTGACCACGGCGTAGGCTCATTACTTCTAAATGCCTTTTCGTTTTGCTCAACCATCTTACCCGCGTTTTCAAGCTTTTCAGTAAGTGTTGGTTCTGCAATATCAGGCCATTTAATTTTTATACTGCCATTTGTAGGTTTTGCAAGCACACCTAGATCAACAAGCCACATAAAGAATCGCTCAATATGTGAACCGTAGTCGTTATGCTGTACTGATTTTAAATTCTTGTTAAATGCACTGCTGTTTTCAGTGCTTGAGCGTTGACCTGTCATAAAGCCGATTAACTCAGTAACAGGCACTCCGCGAGCCGAGCAAGCTTCCTGCAATGCTATCATGGAAAAGTTTAATGGGTCTGCAAGTGTTGACTGTAGCGCTTTAATATCTACGCCGCCCGCTTTAAGCATATTTTTAAAGCCACGCTCGAACTCATCTATGCTTTCGTCAATTTCGTCAGATTTTGCGCTCATTGCCTTGGCTGCTTCTGGGTTTAGCGCGCTCATTACTGTGCGTTGTTTGGCGTTCTTTCTAAAGCCCTCTGCTGCTGCTCCACGGATTTTATTAGAATCAAACAGGGCATTGAACGGTGCCTCTAATGCTGGCGTGCCTTCAATTTGCGCACCGACTGAGTTAGTTAATACAAACACGCGGCTGCGATCTAAATCAATCTGCTCTGATACTGTGGTCTGCCTACCTGCTAACGCTGACGGATTTAGCTGAAATGTTTTAGGTTTATTCCAATCTTTTCCGTACTCTGTCACATAATCGCTTGAGCCTTCGCATTCAAGTTGATAAAACGGATTAATAGCAATGACGCCGCCATTCGCTAATGATGCAGCGCGCATTAATTCAGACTTTAAATCAGCTTGCTCGCCTGGCTCTTTAAAGATTGGGACAATAGTCGAATACCAGCCAACATCGCGATATTTAAAAGCCTCACGAAAAAGCATGGTTAAGTTGAATTGCTTGATCAGCTTTTTAGCTTGCTTTTCAAATTCGGTGTCTTGCTCGGTGTCGTTGTCTTCGCCGTCAATGACCTGAAAGCCCTCAGCAAAGCAACGGTTAGGAATAATATCAACTAAGCCTTTGAAGAAACCACCTCGACGATATGCGTTATACATATGATAAAAAGTAATCTGGTCAGGATAACCATATTCTTTTGAATCATCGCGTACGGTATCACCGAAATTAACTGGTGCTGTACCATTAAGAAAATGTAGGTCGCGGCGGTAGTGGCTTATTTTCGCCGAGTTTGCCGCTAATTCTGTTTTGATTTGTTGTTCAGACATTAAAAAAGCCACACTGTTAAGTAATGGCTTTATTGTAGCATTGTTTATTTAGTTGGTGAATTAACAGTAAAAACCCTTTCTTCAACTTGGCTTTTTAATTCATCGCTTAACTTTTCGTTTTCAGCGATTAATAATTTTGCTGTTTTTTCACTAAGGGTGCCAAATGAGTCTAGCTCCTCTTGCGCTGCTTTTGTTAGGTTTGTCATAACATAAATCTCACTATTAAAATTAATAAATAAAAGCACAATACAGCGCTTGAGAAACGCCAGAAAGCGAGCTTTTGATTTAGTCGTCTATTTACTCGCTTGTACTGTGTTAGGCTGTGAGGATCACATTCGCAATCCTCTGTTTCAATTTGTTCGTCTATGTGGGCGGTCATTAGTAGCACCACATAACGCGCTTACCTTTTCGCGTGTCAACATGGATAAAACCATTGGCAACGCCTATACCGTTAAAGCCTAGCGCTATTGCTGACTCAACTATCTGTGCGCGCTGATAGCCGTTTGATACTTTAATATCCGCTGCGATACCTTGCGCATGAGTGCCAGGGCGCTCTTTATTAACCTCTGCGCTGTGTTTTGGTGAGCGGTAGCCGCTATTGATAACAAAAGGAAAACCGCAAGCATCGCGCAGTAAGTCTATTCGTTGCAAAAATTCTGGCTGCATTTTGTTTTCGCCAGTTTCTTTGCAATCAAATTCTGAGATAGTGAAGTTTTTCATTAGATACCATCCATAAAATCATCAAGTGGCTTTACCTTGCCTTGTTCAATATCTTCCTTTGAGTTGTCTAGTAATTCGTTGAAGGCCTGTTTTTCATTAGTCGAACCAAAGCCGCCTATACGCTCATTATCTAAAACAGGGTAAATCTGCACGTATGGCTTACAAATTAACTGACCTATACGCTCACCTTTTTCAATGCTGACAGGTTTATCGCCTAGGTTTCTTAATGGCATTAAAATTTCGTTAGGATAATCAGCATCAATAACACCCACGCTATTAGGCATATCAAGCCACTTTTTAAGACATAAACTAGATCGAGGCGCTAACTCTAAATAGTGACCGCTAGGCATATTCGCTGGTACAAACTCCCCCGTTTTAATTAACTCATAGCTACGTGGTGCAATAATTACACTCTCTGCTGCGCGAATGTCCGCACCTGCGCTATATTTAGTTAGATGTGTTGGTTGCATTTCATTCTCCAAATTTAAGGCTTTGTAAGTTTGATTTTAAATCTCTTTGCTTTTGCTTGTATCGATGTTGTGATACTTGCTCTCTACTCATCCCAAGCTCAAAACCAATAAGCCATATCGGTTTATCAGACATCAATAAGTTTATTTCAGTTGTTTTTAACTGCTGGTTATCTCTTGATAAACCAATGCGCTTTGAAACTCTGCTAATTGTCGATGGTGCACAGCCTGTTTTCTCTTGTATTTCAGCGTGTGACTTACCCTGCTTAACTAGCTTTTCAACGCTTTCTACTGGTTCTAAAAACTGCATTAAATCCAACTCATAACCCATGTCGCGGTCATTCCAACCAGCTAGCCAAGCGTGAAAGCTGGTTGATTGAGTTTCTATTGGGTATGGATTTGCGTCAGTATCGTCGAGTCTTGAGTGGGCCATGTAACCTCTTTTGTAAGCTTCACTTATCATTTCTTCATAACTCCAAACTGAGCTATCCAATCATTACCAGGTAATTCGTCCGTTAAATTCGCCTCATCTTCTGCAATTGTTTTAGCTACTGACTCTGTCAACGCCTCAACATATAAAAACTCTTTTTCTCCATCTTTGTTTAATAGCTTTACTTTCCAGTTGTTCATGCCCATGCTCTCTTGTAGGTGATGATTTCGTCAATTTTATCAGTTGGTATGCTGTCACCGTTTGGTACAGCTAACCACGCAAGATTGGTTACAGTGTTATGCTTTGCAAATTCTTCTCTTAATAGCTCATGCTCTTCATTAAGGTAATCTACAAGCTGATGTTGGTAAAGTGGCTCTGTAATGGCTTTTTCTTCAACTTCAATGCGTGATTTGCCGTTACTTTCAACGCCTATAACAATTAGATGCACGTTCCACATATGGCGTATTTTTAGTATTGCACAAACCATTGATTCACCGACATGGGTATCACGGCACTTCATGAAATTAACAACTTCCGCCGTATACTTTTCATTGTTGCTTTTCTCTTGATGCCAAACAGCTAGATTTCTTAAACCAATCTTTGCACTCATAATGGCGACTTTCATTTTATTTTGCTTTTTGCCTTTTCTGGTCTTTTGCTTTTTCATTTTCGATCTCCTTTAAACCGTTAAATGCAATATAGTATAGATAAATACAATGCGCAATACTTTAGGCAAAAAAAGACCACTATAAAAGCGGTCAATTAGCAAAAAAGGAGATTATGAAACACAACCAAAGGATAAAGCAAGGAGTGTTAAACATAATGATAACTTAAGTTTTTGAGTGTTGCAAACCTTTATAGGCAAACCACGCTGCACTTCTGGTGTCTTCATTACTTTGGCCAGTGTAACCGAAAACCTTTTCTAGCTGCTGTTTGCCTGTTTTGCTATCTTTCCACATTTTACTTACAGGATGATGGATTACTTTAATACCGAAGTGTTTTGCTATGCGCTCAATCTCAATTTGAACTTGTTTGCACTTCCCAACGTGTTCAGCTTTTTTAAGTTTAACTGGTAGCGGATCTCGTGACTTAACATTGAAAGCATTTGAGCTAATACCGTTAACGTTTTCGGTGTGTAGTTCGATTTTATCAAATTGATTTGATAAAGATTCAAACTCAACAAAAACATCAATTAGAGATAAACACTCAAGTCCAACCAGTTCACCATTAACAACAAAAGCAAACCCGCTTTTATTGCTGTCAGGGTCGCAAGCTATTATTAATTTGTTACTCATAAAAACCCCAAAAGGGCCGAAGCCCTAGTTTGTTAAAATGGTTGGTTGTTAGGATCTTGCTGCGGCGCAAATCCAGCTTGTTGTTGTGGTTGTGCTTGTGCGTTATTAAATCCGCCATGCTGTGCTGCCTGTTGCATTTGTTGCGCTGCCTGCTGTGATTGTTGGTTAAATTGGTTTTGCTGTTGTGGCTGCTGCTGTGGCTGCTGGTATTGTTGCTGGCTCTGCTGCTGATATTGACCTTGCTGTCCGTTAGGGTTAAAAGCAAAACCCAGGTTAGCGTTAAGTATCTCTATTGAGATTCTTTGGCCATTTTGACCGTCAAAAACTTTTATTTTCTGACTATCACCGCTGATTGTAATAATTGAGCCTTCAACAAGCACAGATTGATAATATTGAATCTGCTGCGGTTGCTTAGCAAAAACAACAGCTTCATAATTAGTCCATTCTTTCTGTTTTGTTTCTCGATCATAATATTGCTGACCAAGACGAATGCCGAACCCTGTAGATTCGCCAGCTTGGAATTGAGAAGCTGCTTGATTTAATTTTCCTGTTACCGAAAATGACATAATAATTTCCTATTTGTTAGGCCGAATTAACGGCCATTGATTAATTTTGCTGTAAAGGGATTTGCTCGATTCTAAAAGGTTGCTTTGCGCCACGTCTCACAGCTAGATTTAAAGTTGCTGAACTTTGGATGTGAGAAAGCGCATTAACTCTAATCCCGCCAACCTCTTTACCCGCCCATTTTACAGTTGGGTCTAAGTATAAATTCATGTAGCGCCCAGCCCATTGTGATGCGTCTTTACCCCATAATGCAGCTAAGATTTTGCGAACTGTTAAACATGGCTTGTATGGTTTACCGTTGCAACCTACATAGAATATATGCAAAGGCTGCTGAGGGTCATTAGCAAGTTGAACACCTTCAACCTGTATCATTAAATCGCCACCAAGCAGATCGTCTGAGTTTAGTTGATCTGATTTTGTTTGTATTGTCGATGTGATATCAATCATTGTGCATCTCCATCAAAAACAACTTCAACATCATCAGTGTATTGATCTTCATCTACTCTGAATTTAAAGCCTTCTGAGTGAGTCCAGTTGTTTGACTCCTTGCATTGCGCAAACTTATCAATATTTGCAAGCATCTGTGACCAAAAACCCCATGCGATTAATTCATCTTTTGACACTTCAAAAACGCCAACGGGATAACGACCAAGTGCCACACTGCTTGAAACTGCAATAAATGCAAAGTTTATCACTTCAAAACCGTAGTGTAAGCTTAATGTATGCAGGTAAAACGCTGCTTGATGGCCGTAATTGAACTCATACATTGGATTGAGCCACTCTTTGTCTGCGCGCCACTTTGAAAGGTCGCCGGTTGTTTTTAAGTCAATGCAAGTGCCAATTGACTTAACACAATCTTTGTCTGGTCTGCATTTTAAGTTAACGCCTGATTCTGGATCTTGAGCAATAACACTGCACTCAGCAAAACCTTGTTGTTGTAACAGTTGCGCTGCTCTTGGGTGCGCCATAACTGAACCAGCCATAATGCGCACTTGCTCAGCTTCTTCTTGAGTTAGTACGATGTTGTTAGGATTGTCGATAACTTCCTGTTCAAATCCTTTTGTTTTTCTGCCTTTGTTACTGCTAACAATAACTAGATCATCATAAGTTTCTGGCTCAAGTAAAAGTGCGTGCAATGCGGTGCCAATATCTTTTGTTTGCACTTTAGCAAAGTTGGTAGGCGCGTTTTTACTCCAAACATAATCACTTGGGTTTTTCTCGATCATCAACGCGTCACTATTGGCAAGCGCGTCAATCTTGCGGTATTCCTCTTGAGGAATATCAGTAAATAAACCGTATTTCATTTTTTATCTCCTGTTAGTTGGTGAATGCAACTATACTAAATGTAACAGTTGCATACAAGTGTTTTATTCAATTTCTTCAAACTTTTTACGGTTGATAATTGAAAAGCCTTTATCGCCTTTGCGGTGGGTAATGTACAAAGGTTGCCTTATGCAAGGTATGTTCTGTTTAAATTCATCATAAGACTTGCAAGATCTCATTGCTTTTTTCCAAGTATCACTTGCAACGTGCTCATCTATGAATTGGTGCCATTTTGCTAACTTCCACTTCTGGCCACCAACAAAAAACGGGTCAAAATACTCCTTTGCAACTTCCTGAACTTCAATACCCATGTTTTGAACTTTACTATCGAGTTTATACTCAACGCTAATACCGCCACCTTGAGTCATGCCGAAATTCATTTCTAACACTTTTTTATAATCAGCATCAGAGTAGGCTTTGTTTTTTAGTGCTGCATTTGGATCTTTTAATACTGCATCACACTTGCGGCACGTTTTTGCACTTGGCGCGTTATGTGTTCCGCAATTCAAACACTCGTTAAACATGAAGAAATGCTCGCAACGTCCATCATCGCTATTTTCAGACTGGCCAACACAGCGAACTGCGTACTCACTGTTTAATGTTGCGCATAACGGGCATTCTTGCTGCTCTCCTGCTGGTGCTTTGCCTTTTTGCTCCATGGCTTGTTGTACAATTGGATCATCGTACAAGTCCCCGATAGCCTCTATACTATCTGAATAATCAAGAACTAAAGCATCCTTTTTTACCAGTCCAGCTTCTATATGCTCAGGTTTTAATGTTCTTAGTACGCGGCCGATTAACTGTATCAATAGAGTTAAAGAGCCTATTTTTCTTAATATAACGCTAGTATCGAGTGTGTTTGCATTAAAGCCCGTAGTCAAGCAACCTATTTGTATTATGTACTTGATTTTATTTGTTTTTATGTCTGACAGTATACGTCTACGCTCCTTGGTTGGCGTTGAGTCCGTTACTATCCCCCAACTTCCTTCTGGTAGGCATTCAGCAACTTGCTCACAGTGCTTTTTACTTGCGCAAGTGATCATAACCCCCATTCTGTTTTTGGTGCGCTCAATAACCTCTTGGATTATTTCTTGGGTCTTTGTTTGCTCTTTGCATATTGCGCGCCCCATTGCAGCAAGCTCTTTACTGCTAAAATCCTCCGCACCTTCACCACCTTTTATTTTAAATTTATCAAGTGACTCATAATGATGATCTTCATCACCAAAGCCGAAAACAGGCGGTACAAGAAAGCCCTTATTGATTAATTCGTAAGTTGAAATATCTGTTAGCTGCTTTTTCCAGAAAGGCCCATAAATCGAATCTGATCCGCGATAAGGCGAACCAGTATACCCAATTATTAAGGGGGGCTTTTTACCTTGCGCTTTTGCTACATCGTTAAAGTGCTTTATGATTTTTCCGTACTGAGTTTCCGGCTCGGTTAATAAACAGTCTTGCCAGTCCATCATGTGACATTCGTCAACTAAAATTGCGGTAAAAGCCCTATCTTTGAACTCACGATCAAGAGAGCGGCTAACTGTACCCTCAGTGCCAAATATCACTGGGTAATATGTTGATTTTTGATTTAACGATGCGCTGAATATTGATAGCTTAACTCCTATCTCTCTAGCATCTAATGAGTTTTGTTCCACTAATTCTCCTTGTCTCGCCAAAACTAGAACGCTGTTACCTGGCCTGCTCATTATTTGCTGAGTTAAAAAGGCGATTAGCAAAGTTTTACCAGCGCCAACTGATGCAGACACATAAGCGGGATCAAACTTATCGCTTTTAAACGTATCTCTCATGTGGGCCAAAGTCGCGTTATGCGCTTTTTGCTGGTAGTCTCTTAATTCATACATTTTCATAATCTCCTATGATTAACTTACTTGCTTGGAATTTTGCTTCTTCTGATTCGCACTTGGCGAATACTTTTACTTTTGATTTATCTATCATCTGGTAAATAAAATAGATATTGTTTGGCTCAAAAAAACATATTGCGTTTTTACCTTCAATTGCATTTAAACTTTTTGCATCATGGTATTTTTCACATAAATAAACCTCCTCTTTGATTTCTCCGAACACAACGCAGCTACCATATAAAAATTCTTTACCAAGGTATTTAGGTTTAAAGCCAGACTTAACCAAAACCCCACCAACAGGATTGCGTCTAGTGTCTGTTAACATAACCGCTTGATGTCCTTGGTAGTAATAAATGGCTTCCTCGCTGGTTGGGTTTTTAAATAACTCACACTTTGCAAAAAAATCTGCAATAACCTCTTTTTTAAGTGGCTCTTGATAATGCAAAGGCAGTGTTATTTTTCTGTGTTCGTTTTCGCGTTTATTCTTTAGGCTTTCACTAGGTTTTAGTGCTGCTTTATGGCCCAATATTTCGCAAGCTTGCAAAAACTCAACGCCCTGGTATTCCATTACAAAATCAATCACTGAACCTTGTGCGCCACAACCAAAGCAATGATAAAACTGTTTTTGCTCGTTAACTGAAAAGCTAGGCGTTTTCTCATTATGAAACGGACAACACCCAAAATGATCTTTACCGTTTTTCTTTAGTGGTACATAGCGATCTATATAATCAACTATGTTGTGCTGCGCTTTAATGTCATCAGTGTTAATCATGATTTATATGCTCGGGTTTATTTTTATTACATCACCAAAAACGCGACAATAATTTAACGCCTCGCAACGAGGTATTAAAACGTCACTTAAATGATTTGTGAAACTTGATTTACCTTTGAATATTTTTAGGTTTCTCAGGCTATCTCTAAGTTGGCGAGGTTTAACTTCATACTTGCCTTTGTCGGTTAACTTTGAAAGTTGAGTAACTACAGCTTTCAACTCGGCTAGCTCGCCAGTGTAGCCTTTTTCCTCTGCTGCGCATTCGTACATTTTGGCTAACTCAGAGTAAACAGAATATGCCCACTTAAACGTTTCAACGCTAATTGTCACCGGTGCTGAACCATTAAAGAAATGTTCAACAACATGAAGCACTGACGCGATTTTGTGTACTTGCTTGTCCATCTTACCAATTGCGCCGCGCATCATTGAGTTTGAATATCGGCCGTTATCTGCAAGCATTGGTTCAAGCTCTTGTTTCTTTTGCTTGATAAAAACCTTTGCATCATCTGAGATTTTAAATACTGTTTTTTCAGAGTTAACCAAGCCATTAACAAGTTGTGAGTATCTATTTAAAACTGCACCATCAATGCGCTGCTCTTTGAAGTGATCACGCAAACCAAACAGGTTGTTTTCTTTCATAAGCAAAAAACGCTCACTGACACCGTTTCCACGTTCGCCAGCTTGCAAAATTGCGTCAATGGTTTCATCCTGTGCAATTACTGATACGCACCCTCTAACAAAGCCCTCGGCGCTGTCACGAGTTATACGTGCCGAACTCATGTAATCACCATCCCAGCCTTGCAGAACTAAATCTGCGTTGTTCTTGGTGGCTTTATCGCTATAACTCAGGCCTAACAAAGTATTAATTGAACCAGCCTCATCAGATATAACGTTAAAAATACCTAGCTGATTAAATGCGATCTTTTCTAGCGCCTCTGGTGTGGCGTTTGAGACTGAGTATTTGTAAACTGGTATTGAATCAAGTTCACCTTTAAGGTTAGCAAGATCACAAGCAATATCAGCCATCGCCTCAGCGTCATTTGCTTTCTTCTGGTTTGCCATCTCCTTAGTTGCTGCTTCAATTTTAATTTCAAGAGCCATGCGTTTTTTAGCTTGCTCTTTGTTTAAATCAGCATATGCAAGTCTAATAGGCTTAGTGAAAATGTTGTTGATTTGAGATTTACCCGTTGATGGTGGTTGACTACTCAAACAATACAAAGTCACCGGCGCTTCACTTCCGTAGTATTCATAGTGAAAGCTCTTATTCATTGCTGACGCTATACAACCAAGGCCATGTAAAAAAGCCGTGTTAACTGGAAACTGAACGCTTTCACTAACTTCAATTGCAAGTTGTGTTAACGGGTCTTGCCTATGTTTATCAACAAGATTGATTTTAGGTATTTGCGCCGTCTCAGCCAATTCTTTAACTGGCGGCCACTCGCCACCAATCTGTTCACCAAAAGCAATGCCGTCCGTGTTTTTGTACTCTTGAAAGTTGCCGCCAAGAATTGCATTTATATCTGCCACATTATCAGTCATTATTCATCTCCACCAAAGCAACCCAAACAGAATCTCCAGCCACTCTTGTGTGGTATTTTAGTTTGTTTTTATCTGCGTATTTCTTTAATCTGCCGCGCATATATGCCAAGTCATCATCATCAAAAAGTATTACCCTTTTCGCGTTCGTAAGCCCAAATTCTATGTTGCTAAACTGCTTTTCATAAAATGTCGTCTTGAAACCTTTTGTGCATGGTGGTGGTTTATTAATAAATGGATTCATAAATCCTCTCTGTTAGTTATTGTGTCATGTAAGATAATACGCATATGTAACATGTCAGTCAATACGTGCACACATAAACATCAGCACTTTAAGAAACTTTAATCATCGGTAAAACCTTACATTGAAGCTTGGTTTTTAATGTTTTTTCTTGCTGTTTTTTTATTTATGTAAGATTTGCGCCCTGTGTAAGCTATATGTTTGATTTTGCTTACACGCTACAGGCCGCGCCATTGCTGGGTTTGTTGCCAGAAAGCAGGTTCATGTAAGGAATGTAAGGAAAAATCACGGGGTGCGCCTAAATAAAAAATAAGCCCTATATAAATAAATTTTCTTTTTGTTGTTGTTGTTGTTGTTGTTGTTGTTGTTGTTACATACTTACATATAGTTAATAAACCCTTATAAATAAAGGGCTAGAGCGTGTAAGATGAAATTACATGAATCTTACACAGGTAACATAAAGCAAAAAACAAAACTAAATCACAAATAAGTGTTGACACAAAAAGGTGAATGCAATACTATGTAACCACTGAAACGAAATAAACAAATAAGGCGAGATTATGAAAACACTTAAATCATTAAAAGACCAATGCGGCACTTGTTATGCTGCTGGCTTAAAGTTTGGTATTCATCCACATCAGTTTGCCAGACTAATTAGCAAAGGCGCACTGTATAACGACAAGGGCGAGATATTCATTCCGTCTAAAACTAAATTGACGTTTTGTGATAAGGAGGCTTAACAATGAAAGTATTTACATACGAACAAGCAGAGCAGGTTTTTAAATCTATTGGTGGCGACTGGGTTAATCACGATCAGCATGGATTTAGCAGGGAAATCGAGTTTACCGCTGAGGGTGTTACTTATAAAGTAGTCTGGTTTAAAAATCAAAGCACGCTAATCATTGGTGGTTTGCAGGTGATGTTCTTTGATGTTGAGGTTGCGAACACTTGGCCGTCACCTGCTGGCGCTAAAATGAAACTTCAATTTAGAGACGTTAATGGTAATTGTGTTGCTGTCATAGTTTTGGAGCGTTACTAATGAAAAAATGTTATTTAAAGCAAGAGGCGCGCGAAAAACTTAAAGCCGCTATTGAAGATTTTAAAAATGGTGACTTTGAACTTGATAACTCAATGATTCATTACTGGGAAGACGGAAGAGTTCATTATGTTGTGGGTCAAACTAAAAGCGGTTTTATTTTTACGTGCTTTGATTGCGGGTTAGATTTTGATTTGATAGCAAAAGATCAAATTCAAGAAATCAATAACACGCTTGATGCTGAGTATCTAGTTAAGCAATCAGTAAGGGCTGGTTCTTACAGTTGTGAATATTACACAGTTGATGGTGTTAGCTCTTACACGCTAAGAGAAAGCTCAATTGAAACAAAACTAGGTCTAGCGTTAAATGATTTAGCTAGCAGGTTATCAAATAGAGGGTTGTTTGCATCATGAAAATCTACAAACTAACTCTACCTAGCGGTAAAAAAGTACGTTTAACGGCTCAGAATGAAGCGCACGCACGTTTTAAGTGTCGCAAACGCTTTGAGGTACTACCAGTCAGCTACGAGCGCTCACAGGCTTTCTGGTGGCTTTGTATGTTGTTGCCTGCTTTGTTTTTTGGCTGTTGGTTTTTTGGGGTGCTTTGATATGGAACCGTGGAAACCTGGACTGATGGCGCTATTTACTATGGATGAGATAGAAAGGTTTGAGCAAGATACTAAATGCGCTATTTGTTTACATCAAGCTATAGACAACGAAGAACGCGCCGCTGATGTGGCAGATAAAGCAATTATGAGGATGATTGGCCAATGACGCAAAAACAATGCAGAACTAGAAACCAACACGCAAGTGGAATACATACGGCTCATATGCTTGGTTGGTCGCAAGGTGAAAATATATCTCGCGAGGCAAGGTTAGAGATTGCGCTTAGGAATTTAATCAATGGTTGTGATACTGGTGATTTTAATAAATCCCTGAATGAAGCTAAGAATTTAATTGAGTAAACCAAACCCGCTTTTATGCGGGTTTTTTAGTGTTATAATAAGTTGTGTTTAGTTTAATTAATTAATGGGGTTTTTATGGCTTTTGGTAGACCTACAAGCTACGATGATGAAATGCTAGAAGCTGCAAATTGGTACGCTGAAAATTACCATGAATGCGGCGATGTTGTGCCGTCCGTTGTTGGTCTTTGCGCGCATATAAATCGCTCTAAATCTGTTGTTTACGAGTGGATTAAAGACCCAAGTAAGCCCGACTTTCTGGACATTTACAATAAAATCCAAGAAGGTCAAGAGCGAGGGCTTGTTAATGGCGGTCTAGCTGGTGGCTTTGCGCCCGCTGTTACTAAGATGCTACTTACCAAGCATGGGTACAGCGACAAGATTGAGCAAGACCACACATCAAGTGATGGCTCAATGACGCCCAAGTCAATTCATGACTTCTATGCAGATAATGCAGAAAGCGAAGTGGATGGCGAGTAAAAAACAAAAACCCTCAATGAATCCATATCTTAAATCGTTTTGGCTAACTCAGTCGAGATTTAAGATACTTTCTGGCGGTCGAGATTCTGGTAAGAGTTGGGATGCTGCTGCTAACGCTGTACGTATGGCTGACTACTGCAAGATGAAATTTCTTTGCACCCGTCAATTTCAAAACCGCATTGAAGACTCAGTTTACTCTTTGCTTAAAATACAAATTGAAAGGTTTGGTTTGAAGGATAGGTTCACCATTCTAAATAACAAAATCCTTCACAACGTCACCGGCTCGGAATTTCTGTTCTATGGTATTCAGCGAAACCTTGAAGAAATGAAGTCAATCGAGTCTGTTGATGTACTATGGATTGAGGAAGCGGCCACCGTAACCAAAGAGCAAATGGATATACTTGAACCTACAATACGTAAGGACGGCTCTGAAATATGGTGCGTTTATAACCCGAACCTGATAACAGATTACATACACGATCGCTTTGTTGTTAATGATGAGCCTTATTGTGTTCACAAGCATATTAACTATGATCAAAATCCGTTTATATCCAATACATCGCTAAGACGTATTGAGCACCTAAAGAAAACAGATCCAGATAGCCATGCTTTTATCTATCTTGGTATTCCAAAAGGTAACGATGACAGCTCTGTGATTAAGCTTAAGTGGATTCAAGCCGCAATTGATGCACACAAAAAGATTGATGATATGTTTAGCGGATCACATAACCTTGGTTATGACATTGCTGATAGCGGTGGCGATACTAACGCTACAATACTTGCTAAGGGTTCAGTAGCTATTGAGTGCGACGAATGGAAAGCAGGTGAAGATGAGTTGTTAAAATCGTGCCGCAGAGCTTACAGAAACGCTTTGCAGGTTAACGCTCATATCAACTATGACTGTATTGGCGTTGGCGCAACTGCTGGTGCTAAGTTTGCAGAGATTAACGACGAGCGAAGCAATGAAAACGGTTATATTCCGATTGAGTACAGCAAATTTAATGCTGGTAGTCGAGACCTAGTTAATCCAAATGGTTTTTACAGTGAACACGATAAAGTTACCAACAAAGATAAGTTTGCAAACTTGAAGGCTCAAACTTGGTGGTTACTTGCTGACAGGTTTAGAAATACTTATGACTACATCGTAAACGGAAACACTGATTACACTACAGACCAGTTAATAAGCTTATCTAGCGAAATGGATAACATTGACAGGCTAATAAAAGAATTATCGACACCACTAAAAGACGTTGATAATAATGGGCGTGATAAAGTTGAAAGTAAAAAGGACTTAGCAAAACGAGGTGTACCAAGTCCTAACTTGGCTGACGCGCTTGTAATGGCATTTGCTCCAGTAGAGTCAAACCCATACGGCGACTTATGGTAATAGCCGCTTATTGCGGCTTATACTCCAAACCTTCAATCTCGCCGTTGATTATTGCTTTTGAAATAAAATCAGCGTAAGCAAATGCCGTATTTGAGTTATCCATTACAGATATTAATTTAGTTCTTAACTCCTCTTCTGGCGTTGGTGGTTTTTTGAGTTGTTCACGCTTTGCTATGTCATATGTTCCGGTTTTCTTTCTTTTAATCCAGTAAGCATCGCCATCAATTCCGATTACGTTGCACTTAAGATTATTAATCAAAACTTCATCGCCCACAGCGGGCCACTCTTTGCTCCTATTAATGTAATCAGACCAAAGCGCTTTGCGAGCACTCTCAGCATTCTCACTACAACGATTAAGGAATTGCTCATGATTACACTTAACATCGTCTAGCGGTGGCTTCCATAGCTCGCCTCCATGGTATGTGTAACCCAAATCGATCACTGTGCGCATCGCGGCTGCTGCTTTTGCTTCCGTTTGTTCTACAGCTTCTTCACCCTCCTTTGGCGGTAGTGGGATTGCGATTAGTTTTTCCCCATAGGATTTCGCTAAAGTTTCACGGAAAAACCTAAGTATGATACCTTTCTCCATGTCATTACAGATACAGAAAAACATACCCTCTTTCCATTCATCTACATATTTAAAACCATTAACCTCAGCTAGCTTAACAATAAACTCGGCGTGCTCTTTGCTTTCAACTCTGCCATAGGTGTTGGTTAGGTATTCGGCGGTGATGTTTACATCCGTCTTGTGGTCATCATTGTCGCAATCTTCTTCCCATCGGTCGCGTTCAGGTGAAAAGAAATTGCTCTTATTTAGGTAATAGTAAATCGTGCCGTCTAGCGCTTTGTATATTCCAGGATATTTATTCATTTTCACTCTCCAAAAACATCATGTAATTTATGTTTAGGCGATGCAATATGCTTAATTGTTTCTTGCTCTTGCGCCTCGCAAGTTTGCTTAGGGTGAATAGCTAGCGGTATATCGTCGGCTATTAGCTGGTTGTTAAGTTGTTGCCATTGTTGTTCGTTCATAATTACTCCAATCAATTAACTCCCCTCAAATATAAACTAAACGCAACACTTGTCAACAGTTATATTTAGTGTATAGTTAGGTTTAACTTAGTTAGGAGATGAAAAATGAAAAATTCAGATATGCCAGAAAACCCGACAGGCGCAATCGATACAGTTATATCACATAACGAATTGACCGCAGGAGGAGGATGCTTACCATCTAATGGGTTAACAAAGCGCGAAATGTTCGCCATTCACGCAATGCAGGGTATTACAAGCAATGATTTTAGCAATTGTACTGGCTTTAACTGGGCTACATACATTGCTGGCGCATCTGTAAGGTTAGCCGACGCACTTTTAGAGGAGTTAGAAAAATGAAAAAACACGCAACTGAAATAAAATCGAGACACAACCTAGTTGACGCTGTTTTGCATGGCGGTTTATATATTGACGTATCAACATCAAAGCCTGAGCCTTTTATATGTCGCGCTAATTGCCTAAGCGATGCAATGGCAAGCAACGAGTTTGAGCAGTTAATTACTAAGTGGCTGGCCGTTAAAATTGAATGCTGCGATGCACGCGATGCAGTTAACGAGTTGTTACGCGCAGAAGTTGAGCGTCAAGTTAATTTAGTTTGTGATAAGTGGGGTGTAAAATGATTACAGAAATAAAAGTAGGCGACTACATTGAAAAGAGCGAGCTAGACACCGAGCAAAAGTATAATGATGTTGTCGAGGTGTTTGGGCAGTGGGGGTTTAAAAGACCACTGCAATGCGATTACTTTTCATTTACTGGCAAGGCGTGGAATTTGATTTGTGCTTTTTCAAACAAATCACTTATTGGTTGCAATCTAAATCCAGCCGATGCATCAAGAAAACTAACCTACAACGAAATAATGTCACTAAAGAAAGTCGATGTTGATAATTGCAATGTTGATAAGTTGGTGAGCAACCGAGTAAGTACAGTTAACCGAGATTTAGAGGGGCAGATGAAAAGTAAGATTAACTCAACAATTAACGAGCGCGGAAATAACTACGGCAAATTTAAAGATGGTGCAGACATAATGCAGGAGCTTAAAAGCGTTATGCGCTCAACTCCAAATTGGCATAAGTTAACACCTAGTCAACGTGAGTCATTAGAAATGATTCAGCATAAGATTGGTCGCATATTGAACGGCAATCCGTCATATACGGACTCATGGCACGACATACAGGGTTATGCAAAACTGGTTGAGGATGAATTAAATGGCGAGGTTAAGTGATGATTAATTACTTTTGCTCTTACATAGTATTGTCTAATACTTCCGTTGTTGGTTATGGCGACACTACATTTGCAGTCGATTTTAAGTGTGAAGACGTAAAGCAGTTAACCGATGAAGTTAAGAAATCAATTAAAGATAAGTGGCTCAGTGATAGTGATGTGAGCATTGTTTTAACAGCATTTAACCATGTTGAATTACCCTAACTAGCCCACTACTCAAAAAATAAGCTACAATAGCCCTGTTAATTAACACAGGGCTTTTTTATGCTTACTACTAACGCAAGACTATATACAAACGTCGGCAAAGCTCAAATAAGCGAAACCGACAGCCACTTTAAAATTAGTGGCATTCCTATCACTAAAAACGATTCCGTCATGAACTCAATAGCGTACTTTGCAAATGACAACGAGCAAGGTATGCCAACAATGGTAGATCAACCAGTAACGCTTAGGCATCCATCTGTAAACGGTGTCAATGTATCAGCCAAGCAAGGTAAAGGTTTAAACTACTTTAGCGGCTCAATAGTTGAAAGTGCACCATACCTTGATGGTGAGCACTGGAAAGTTGATCTGCAAATCAATAAAAAGAAGTTAGCCGCTCAAGATGATGGTGAGCGATGGACTGAAATTTTATCTAACCAAGAAACCTTTGGTGTATCGACAGGCTTAACATTTACGCGAAATAGTGAATCAGGCGAGTTGGACGGTAAAGAGTACAAGATGGTTGCTAAGAATCAATCATTTGATCACCTTGCTTTATTGGATCCAAAAGTAGAAGCACCAGCTGGTGGTGAAGATGCCATGGTTTACTTTAATTCGTCGGTTGATGTTGGTGAAGTTATCGTTTGCAATGTTGACGAAGAAACCAAGGAACCAGAAATCTCAGACTCACTGCTTGACCGTATTGTTAACCGTTTGAAGTCGCGCTTTGTCAATGAAAAAGAAAGCGGTTATAATAAACCTGATTTAAACACTAACAACGGAGATTCGCTGATGAATCGTGAAGAAATGCTCAAAGCGCTTGGTTTAGCTGTTAACAGCCAAATCACCGACGAAGAGCTTAAAACTTTAGTTGGTAATAAGCTGGCGGCAAACAACGACAGCGAAAAGCCACAAGATCTACAAAAGCTGGTAACTGAGGCCGTTAATGCTGCTGTTAAGCCTTTGCAAGATCAAATTACTGCAAACGCTGAGCAAGAGCTTAATGGTTTAGCGGAACAAGTTGCAGCACTTAATATGGGCTTAGATGCAGAAGCGGCTAAAAAGTTAGGCGTTGATGGTTGTAAAAACTTCCTAACTGCTAACTCAAGCACAAGTATTGCTGATTACCCATTAGCAGGTGGTCGTCAAACTGTATCAACAAACAGCGCTGAAAGCTTTGCTGATGTTGACCTTAACGCTGGCTTGGAGGGCTAACAATGGCTAATCAAATCTATCGCGGTACAAAACAGCGTGATACGCACTTTTTACCAGCTACAACAGCGCTATTACCTGGTACTGTAGTATCAATCGCTGCGGGCAAGTTCGCATTTGCAACAACTGCAAAGGGTCGTTTGTTCGCTCTTGATGCACGTCAAAAAGACGGTGATGTGACAGTTGCTTATGAAATTGACGAAACAGCGGGCGCTTATGAGATTATGGCAGAAGATGAGCTTCAACTTTTAGCTGTAACTGCAAACTACACAGACCAGCAAGAGCTATCTGTTAACGCTGCTAACGGCTATTTAAAAGCTGCTGGCGCTGGTGAGGTTGTTGTTGCATTTGCTTACGGCGCTCAAAACTTAACAGCTGACGGCTTTTTACAAGTTGTAGCTGCTGACAAGTACACTAAATAGGAGTTAGTTTAGATGAAAGCTAATAGAGTATTAACGGCTAACGGTCAAAGCAATATTAAACTAACGCCGTACACAAAAGCGCAGCAAGATATGATTAACAATCATATGCAACGCTGGAACGCTAACGAAATGCGCCTAGCTGAAACGTTTGGTGTTGATTCAGATTGGAATCCACAAGCATTCGCTGGTAACGCTGCAACTGTAACAAAAGATGCTTGGGGTCAGTGGGCTGCGGAAGGTATCGACATTCGCCGTTCAAACTTAGGTGTTGCAGAAGATTTACTAGGCGCTGTCAGTCGCTCGGTTGATATTGGTGTGTTAGTTGATCACTTTGCTCAATACAGCGATGTTGATTCAGCGGTAAATGTTTCGCTTGACGGTCGTTCTGACGGTAAATCAGATGTACCTACTATCACTTATCAGGGCACGCCAATTGCTATCATGGATAACGTGATGAAGTACGGTTGGCGACAAATGGCCACTCTAATGCGTGGTACTGGCGGTAACTTATTGCGCGACTCAGGCATGCGCAGCCAAAACCGTAAAATTCTAGAGCGTCTAGAAGATACTGTTTTAAACGGCTTAACTGATAACAAAGGTAACTTGATCAACGTTGGCGGCGCAGAAGCTTACGGCCTACTTAACCATCCGCAACGCAACACCCAAGTTCACGGTATTGCTATTCAGTCGTCAACGTCTACGCAGATTAAAGGCGCTGTAATCGCAACACTTAAAGCTGCTCACGCTGACAACTTCAAGTATGGCTTCACGCTATACATGAACTGGGATGATTATTTCTACATGCAATCATACCAAGACGGTATGTCTACGGCAGAAGGCGCACCAACTGCTACAGGTGCGGAACGTCGCACGATTGCACAAGAGATTCTTAACATTCCGGGTGTTGAGCGTATCGTTGCAACTGACTCTGTGCCAGTTGATACAATCATCGCTCTAGTTCGTGATCGAGAATGTGTTGAAATGTTAAACGCTATGCCTTTAACTCAACGCGCTAAATTCCGAGCTAATCCAGAAGATGATTATGTATTCCAGAACATGGTTGCACAGTCTATTCAGTTGAAGTTTGACGCTGATGGCCGTATGGGTCTAGCAGTTGGTACGAGGACTTAACGATGGCAGCATCTAAAAAAGTTAAAGCAATCGTAACGGGCAAGATCGCAAAAGATGGTGAGAAATTACCACTTGGCTCACAGATTGATATTGAGTTAGACGGCGGTAAAATCCCCGATAGCTTAATCGGTAAAGTGAAGCTGGTCGAGTCTGACAAGAAATAAAAACAAAGCCCCTTAATTGGGGCTTTTTCTTGGGTAAATGTAAGCAATATCATTCATTAATCCGTGGTAACTATCGTCGTAAGCGTGAGTGAATCTATGTCCGTCAGTGATTATTAGCAAGTGCATATATTTAATGTCATAATCCGCAGCCACACCGACGCTATCTAGATAATCCATTGCTTACTGTGCTATTTGTTCAAGATCCATAATTACCTTCCTCTTTCTCAATATCACCAAGCGCATAAAAAGCTACCGGCATTGCAACACTAATAATTGCACTCATGCACCAAACTGCAAAAGTCACATTGCTAGGATTAAAATCAAACGCAAAAGCAATATTGATTATGTAGCCGATATATAGGGCTAGTAGGGTTAGTTTTATTAGTTTCATTCCTAAATCTCCAATCAGCTAAATACAATAAACAAACAATAGCGCATTACCTTTACTATATCAACACTTTTATTTGCTTTATAATTAAACAAACAATTACGGAGTTTTTAAAATGCCTAGAGTAAAATTAACTGGTGGCGTTTGGACTGATTTATACGATGAATCAGGTATTGCTGTTGGTACGCAATTATCAGTTCAAAATGTTAGTTCACCGACTGTTACTATCCAAACATCCGCAGCCGAACCAACCACTATGGCTGGTAATATCATTCCTACTACTGAGATAGCAAGAAACAAAGCAGGCTCAGTTGGTGAGTGGGCGTATTCTTCTGTTGATGCAGAGTTACAAGTAGACGAGGCTTAATTATGAGTTGGGATTTTGCAACTGGTGGTGGCGGAATATCATCCGACCGAGTGCCAGATAAAAAAGTCATAGTCAAAAAGGCTAGTGATATACCATTAATACCAGATAGTACAGTTGAGTATCTTATAGATGGCGTTGTTGATATGGGCTCTAGGGCTATCGAAGTACCTGCTGCTGGTTTTTATCTTGGCGGGCATAATTTCGATGTTTCTAGGCTTACATCGAGCGAACCAAATTACACTATGTTTACATCACCCATCGGTGGTAGTGGCAATGTTATCGGTAAGGATTATGCAATTGAAGTTACAGGCACAAACTCCAAAGTTTACGATCTAACAAGCGCAACAGGTTTTGACGCTTTCGAGTTCAACCGCATAAATTACAATAACTGCACATCGCTAGGTGAAATAAACGGTTATAGGCAGGGTTTTGAAGCTGGCACTGGTCGTTTTGGTGGTAAGCCTGAGTTAACCTTGTCGGGAGCTTGGCTTGGTGGTTATTTTATAGATGCGTCTATTGTCAGGTCTCTAGCTGATGGTGCTTACTCACTGTTTAAAGCTGGTGCTGGATTCTCCATGGCTTCACGCTTTAGAAGTAATATGAATATTGACTTACCTGCAAATGCTTCATACTTTGACTTTTCCCCATCGCAGTTTGTTAACCCTTCAACGGTTCAAATTGAAGGCGGTATTATTACAAGAGACGGTGTTTTTAACGCTGCTGATGCTAATTATACACCAAACATGACCGCCGCTGATTTAAGCGCCGCTTGGTCTGGCAATAACGGTATGCCTAACACTTTCGAAGGTGGTGCGGTTGGTGTTACAACTAGCGCTGCAACTGTTATAGGCTCTGTCGGTGGCTTTGTCGAGGTTGACGCTGTAACGTGGACAGCATCTGATTTGCAACACTTTGATAACCCGTTAAACGGCAGACTTAGAAACCTAGGCAACGCACCAAGGGAGTACAAAGTGCTTGCATCGTTTGCTCTATCATCTACAGCAAATAATGAAGTTACTTTAAGGGTTTCAAAGTGGGATGATTCGGCTGGTAGTTCGGTTGTCGTACTAAATCAGACTAGGCAAGTTAACAATCTAGTTGGTGGTCGTGACGTTGCATTCTTTGATATAAACATAAACACCACTCTTGATAAGGATGACTTTGTTTATCTTGAGGTTGCCAATAACAGTGCGACAAACGATATAACTGCCGAGGTTGACAGTTATATGATCGTAGAAGAAAGATAACAAAAAGCCGCTTAACTAGCGGCTTTGTTTTTATAGTTCGGATTCTAATATTTTTCGTCGTTTGCGTATGCTTAATTTTACCTTCGCCATAACCAAGTAGCTAAATAACACGGCAAATGCAGTTAGCGTAAAGCTTGTATCTATGAGCATATAAATAGATGCTAAGGTTGTTACCAAGCCAATAGTGAAGCCGTAAATAACGCTGCCTTTGCTAGCGTCCTTAATTTGCTTGATTGTTCCCTTGTCTCTGCATCCATCGTCAAATTCTTTAATGATGTATGAAAGATAAAAACCGCACACAATGGTTAAAATGAATATCAACCAAACAATGTAAGTATAAAACTCAATTAAGTTTAAGTTGTTTTCATACCAACCGTAACCAAGTAGTGCGAACAGTGATAAACTAATTAGCTTTGCTTTCATTTTGCTTTTTCCTCGTAAATCTTACTTTCATTTTCGTAGTAACTGGCTTCATCTAACTTACCAGCTTCACGGGCCCGCTTTGCTTTTTCGGCGTACAGCTTTGATTGTTTTATATACCATGCTTTCATCTAATAACCCTCTTTCTTACTGATAATTTTGCCATTTTTACGCACGATAACCGTTTTAGGTTTTGCGTTATTTTCTGCTACGACCTCTTACCATGGACGAAAACCGTCTTTACCTTTTGTGATGTAATGGTCGCCGCGTCCGTTAATTTCAACTACTTGCATGATTTAGTCCTCTAAATTAAAAATTGATTCGATAATAGTTGTTAGTATGTTATTCATTGTCTAGCCATTTTAGTTGGGCTAGTAGTTGCTTGCGTTTATGTGCTTTAACTGCGCTTTCGTTAGCTTTCCAGTAAGCTTTTTCATGTTTTAGTGACACAATAATTTTATCAACGTCAATATCATTAAAATTATGGTATTCAGTAAATTGCTCTGAATGCTCAGACCAGCCGCCCGGGTGATAAGCTACATTAACACTCTCAATATGGCTACAAACATTAACAAACACAGTGAAGTCATCATCATTTAATAACATGCATTCGCGTGTTAACTCTGCAATTTTATTGGCTGTTTTAATTCGGTTTGTGTTGATCATTTTGCTTCTCCTCTTAATCACTAAACACAACTCTAAACTAATAAATGTAATTGTGCAATGTTTTTTAATGTGTATAATTAAATTATTGTATTTAGTGAGAGTAACAAATGAAAACAGTTAAACAATTTAACTTCTTAATGAAGAAGTACGACGAAAAGAAGTCGGGCGCAGCAACAAGCGATAGAATGAAAAAGGTTGCGCGTGATGAGCTGGTTGGTAATAAGGGTAGCCACAACAGCATGGAGGCGTACAGGGGGAGAAAACTCAATAAGAAGCTTAATAAGTGGCACGAAGCATTCACTAACTGGCCTACTGATGTTGAAAAGCAGTTCCAAGTAATGCAAGAGTTAACCAGTGGTAGATCTTTTATGCCAGAAGTTATAGATGCGGTTAAGATGGTGTTAAGCGGCTCAAGTGAGTGGGAAGCCTCAAGGGAGGTTGGTGTTACTATAACAAATGTCATTTGGGCCCGTGAAAAGATTTGTTATTTCCAAAAGGCAGCACAAGACTATAAAAAGCTGTTAGAATAATGGGGATTTTTCAACATGATATGGGAGTTAAGCGAATGGGCACTACAACTAAAAAGCCTCGTACTGGCGGAACAAAACCAGCTACAAAGTGAGTCTTTAAGTGCAAATACACTGATAAGTGTGTTTTACTTTCTGATTGTCATATGCAATAACGGAGCAAGCAGGGTTTACGCCTTGCTTGCTTTTTTATTTTGCATGCTCTTTAGTCATACACCAATCTACCAACACCTAGACGCGGTACAATACCATTCTCTTTTTGCTATCATATACCTATCATTAACATATCGAGTTAAGCCAATAAAAGCCAAGGTGGCGAGTTGTATGCTTGGCACATTTCAAACTCTAATGGCGTGGGATAGCTATGCAAATGCAGAAATTGAAACTTTTATTTGGCTTCATTACGAGAGTATTGTTTGCGTGCTTCACGCTCTCATCATTGGCTCTTTCATTGAGCGAGACATTAATCGTATCAAATCCCATCTGGAAAATATTGCTTCTTTTGTGCGTGGCTTCTTTGGCTATTCATGCAATCGTTTATGTTTGTGGTATTATTAGGCATACATCAAAAGTTAAGCAAACACTCAAACATTATGAGCGAACACAATCAAAACTTAGAGAGTAAATTTACAGAGATGGTTGGCTCTGTGAAAGAGCTAACCTCTGAAATAAGACATCTAATCAAGTCACACGACGAAACCAAAGAAGAAGTTAAGGAATTACGCGTTAGAGTCGGCGAGCTTGAGAAGTCACAAGCGGGCGAGCAATCATTAATTAAGTTAATGAAAGAAACCCAAGATAATAATAAGCGGCTCGCCTACGGTATCATTGGTACAGTACTAACAACCGCAGTTATTGCGGCTCTTACCTTGGGAGTCAAATAAATGGCATTCGATATCAACACAGTTAAAGATTATGGAGCGGTTGCACCTGATGCAGTTATTCAAGCTCGCATCAATTCTTTTTCCGACACTTACACTTGCTTAACATCATCTTACTCACAAGATAAAGCGGATGACATTGCAAATAGTTATATTGCTGGTGGTTTAATTACTCAATTCTCTGGCGGTCAAGCTACAAGTAAAAAAGCTGCTAACGGTGCATCGGTAAACTTTAAGCAAACAAAGTACGGAGATAGCGGTGAATTTGACCACCCGCTAATTCAATACGCGCACTCTATTGATGATAACAATTGTCTACCTTCTAGCGCTGGTGCTTTTGTAATCGGTGTAGGTGGCACAACTCCAACTGCGGACAATCCACAATGAGCGCGGTTACGAGAGAAACAAGCAGTACGCTAACAACCATATGGTATAAGCGCAGTGGTGGCGGCATTGGTTACGGTGACAGCGCACCAACTTATGAAACTGCGACAGTTAATACCACATTTATGGTTGGTGGTATGGCTCAATACTCAGATTCAAACGGCGTACTTATTCAGCCAAAAACCCGCTATTGGTTTTCGTTGGATGTAGAACAACCGCAAAGCGGTGACTATATTGCAATTGGTGATCATAGCGCAGTTACAAATCCTACAAACGTTGATGGTGCTGAAATTATACGCTTATCAATGGAGCAGGATTGTAGTTTGATAGATACTGTTAATGATTGTTACGTGGAGACTTAAAAATGAGAAAGAAATATTTATCGCAGTTAATAGAGCTTAATATTTTTGGCAAGCAAGACGAAGCAAGAAAGCTTGCATCTGCAAATTATAGTTCATTTGATTTTTTCTGTGGTGCATCATGAAATACCAAAACTTAGAGGAAGACTTTGGCGAATGGTCAAATGATCGAGATAGATAATGCCAGTAAAAAACATTAGCGCCGTAAAAGGTAGGTTAAAGCTAACCGTAAACACCATTGAGAAAAAAGCGCTACAGTTTATTAATGCTGTCGGTGCTGACGCTGGTATTTTATCAAAGAGTAAAGCACCGCTTGAATATGGTACTTTACACAACAGTCAAAGCTTTGACGTTAGACAGGTTGGTGCGCGTATTATTGGCACGCTTAGTTACAATACTAATTATGCGGCGGCGCTTAACAATCCAGAAAACAGGCGAAGCGGTGTCTTGGCTTCATCTAGAAATTCATTGCCTAGGCCTTACTCAATGGCTGGATTCGGCAACGCCAATATATTTAATACAAATGTAATAGGTAGAGCGTCTAGATCTTTATCACCAGCGGGAACAAATGGCACCTGGAAACCTAAACCGCCAGCGTTAAAGAAAGGGCCAGCTTGGAACCCTGATGCGGAACCGATGTTTTTGGAGTACGGCTTTGAATCTGATGAAGCGATCGCCAACCGCGAAAAATTACTTAGGATCATGAAATTATGACATTAAGAGCAGACTTACCCGCCGAGCGGCTTTTAGCTCACATTAAAACAAGCGGATTGCTTACAAGTTTTGTTGATATTGACGGCAATAACCAAGGTGCAACTCCTTCAACTGCTGGCATGATTAACATGGATCAAGTAAGCGCAGACAGTCGGGCGGTACAGGTTAGGGCGCAAGGTAATGATCAACTTGCTGACAGTGAAGTAAACATGGAGCAACTACCTTGTTCTGTTTACGTTTTCAGTAAGCGTGAATTAAGTGATGTTACTATAACTGAGGGTTTAACCAGGCAGTTGCGCGAATGGCTAAGAAGTAACAAGCGAAGTGCTGATGACTGTATTGTCAGCATTCAATCGTTTGGTCTGGGCGGCCCATTTATCGCAGAAGAAGGGCGCGTTTATTATGAGCTACCGCTGCTTGTGAGGTTTGTGCTATGAGTTTAGATCCAATAACAGCGCTGCTAAACGTTGGCGAGTCAGTGATAGATAAAATTTGGCCCGACGAAAATAAGCGATTAGAGCAAAAGCTAAAGCTTAGAGAGTTAGCCCAAAAAGGCGATTTAGCAGTGATGCAAGCAGAAGTGTCTTTATTAACTGGTCAAATGGATATAAACAAAGAAGAAGCGAAAAGTAAAAGTTTATTTGTTGCTGGATGGCGTCCTTTTGTCGGTTGGGTTGGTGGCGTTGCTTTTGCTTACATAACCATTATTGAGCCATTGATGCGCTTTATTGCTTTGGTATTTGGCTATGATGGTAAGTTTCCAGTCATTGACACAACCATAACGCTGCAAGTCTTATTTGGTATGCTTGGCTTAGGTGTTATGAGAAGCTTTGATAAGAAGCAGAAAACACAAACAGATAAAATAAATTAAAAAACTTATTGCAATTACATTTAGTTTGAACTATTGTATTTATCAACGGGTAAGCACTATCCCGATAGTAAAAGTTAGCTTGCAAGACCTTGTTGCAGTGGTAGCGCTTTTAGCTTGTAAATAATAGTGTTAGTGGTTGGTTTATATTTTTACCACATTAACGGAGCGGATTCGCGCGCCGTCCACGATAAGCGCGAAAACTCTTAGATAGGGGGTGATAATATCTTGACGGCGGGAAAGACCAGCGAGAAGTAAACTAACTACGGTCGTGACGATAGAAGTTAGTAATTTAGAGTTTAGCCTTATTGGTTAATTTCGGTTAACCAATAGCGATAAGCTCTGCTTATCACTCGACTATATTTTCAATAATTAATTATGGAGACTGTAGTCCGAGGATTGAAACGACAAAAATAGTTCTTTGCCGCACTTGTTGCGGCTTTTTTTATTCCAGAAACTTAATGCTATAATAACTACGGATTAATCCTCAATAATTTCGGAGTTATAAAAATGTCTTGTACTAACACTTATGATACAGGTGATAGTGTAGTCGTTTCATGGGTTGCGGCCTGTGGTGACGACATTCCACTATTTTCAGAAGCAACACCTTTAGTTTTCGCTAAAGTCGGTTCAACAACCACAAAAGCATTCGGTCTAGAGCTTGGCACTACATCGGTTAAGACTGATGATAGTGGCAAGTTTGACGACAACATCATTAACAACTACGGCGCTGACCATTCATTTAGTGGCTTTTTACGCCCAGATGCAGTTGATCAAGTTAGTCAACAAGCGCTAATCACTTATATTGAAGGTGAAGTTGCGGCTAATCGTCAGCCTACAGCATGGCTACGCTTTACTGACCCGATGACTACAAAGCATTATTATCGCTTTGTGCTATTCACTGGTTACAGTAAACCAATGGCAAATGATGATGCGCGATCTATTGACTTCTCATGTCAGTTACAAGCGACTCGCGTTTCTACAAACTCACCAATCCAAGAAGAAGCTATTGTTTAATGCTTACTGATTTTGGATTCGGTGAAATAGAGGTTAACGGCGAGATAATCGCCGTTAACCCTACTTTTAACAACGTTTCAAAACTTGGCACTCCCGCCGAGGTGGTTTGCTACATTAACGAATTAAATATGTTTTTGTACGCACCAATTACAAACTTTAGATATTTGTTTGAAGGTCTTGAATCGCAATTCTGGCGATGGGCTGCGCACAAATATTTATCAGCGTTAACAGTGCTTAAATGCTTTTTAAATAAAGATCTACCGCTTGATGTTTATGGTGACATTGTTGTGACCAAAAACGGAATAAAGTTAAAGCTTGGCAGACTTGG